GACACTCAGGTCAGCGTCACTCAGGTCAGCGCCACTCAGGTCAGCGTCCCTCAGGTCAGCGCCCCTCAGGTCAGCGCCCCTCAGGTCAGCGCCACTCAGGTCAGCGTCCCTCAGGTCAGCGCCCCTCAGGTCAGCGTTATCGTCAACAGCTGCTTCAACTGCTTTTTTCATCGTGGCATTGTCTGATTCGTACTCAAACAATACATCTCCGCTGAACCATGATTTAATTTCAATTTTGACTTTAGACATTTTAGCCTCCTATTTAGTTATTGATTCGATAAACTCAATCGCCTCATCACACCCCTTACAAACAACAGTCTGAATGCCAGCTTCATTGAGTGTTTTAATCCACTTCTTTTGATTTGCTGATGTCACGCCTCCTTTCTTGCGTTTCATTTCAACAGCGACAAGACGATGATTTTTACCATAAACACCATCACCACTAACAACAGGATTGTCTCCATAGTGCATGAACTCCATCGTTGCGTCGCTATAATCTGCTGGGATTACAACGAATAAATCTGGCACACCAGAACTCACGCCAAGCTTTTTGTTCTTAATTCGCTGCTTGTGGCTTTTGGTGTAGGTCTCGTTAGGTACTCTAAAATGCGGATAGCCTTTCAACCGTAGCCACTGTACAAATGCCTCTTGCTCTTGGTCTTCGTATGGATTGTCTATGTTTGCGAGATTAGGCATCGTTACCGCCTCCATCAATTACCTTGAAACACTCACTCGGCTTCCTCAAAAAACGTTCGGTGTTCTCGCCATCTTTCATTTCAACCAGCACCTTGGTGACTTTTCGGGTTTTGAATATTACGAAGAGTCCATCAAGTAGGCGCGTAGTATGTTGCTCCTCGGTTACTCCGCCAGCAACAACAACGCCAAGCCCATATCTGTCAGGATTACTTTTTCTTTCATCTCGGTAGCTGAAATACACTTTGTCGCCGATAGCAAGCCCATCAAAAGACTGCCGAAACGCCGACTCTTTAAGTTCGATTTTGTCCATTATTTCCTCCTATTTTTAGATTCATCTAGCCACTCTCGATACTCGATTTCGTCCTCGATTGCTGGCACTATTAGGGCTGTTAGTATTACGATTGCGAAAATTATTGCGATTATTATGGTCATGATTGTTTTTCCTCCGGCTTCTTAATTCGGACAAGGCGACAGTTTGTAATATATGCCCCCATAATGCTTGTCCTGTCGCCAGTCTCTAATGCTCTAAGCGCCGGTAGTCCCACGCCACACATCTCTACAATCTGGCAGACGATTTTAATTTTGTTGCCAGTCTCCGCATCTGGATAGACAACCAAAACATAATCGTGCATCCGCAACTTGTCATCGTCGCCTATTTCCCAATCGTCGTAAGTAAAATGGCTTAAAACCAGGTCGCAGCATGCTGCGTGGTTGTAGTTGTAGTCGCTGTGGTCTAGCGGCTCCTTAACGTAGTCATCCCATAGCGGCTGCCCGCAATTGTGGCACTCTGGACGACCAGCGCAGTAGCATAGGTCATGTCCGTCGTTGCATGACAATGCACGAGGGTCGCCTCGTCGTTTTATGTCAGTCATCGTCCAGCTCCTCTAACCTCTTTTTATTTACGTAGTCAATAAGGCTCTCGTAATCTATGTTCATAGTCACCTCAATGCGCGGCACCAGTAGTATGGTCCCGTCAATTCCGTTTCTCGCAATGGAATCAAACTCAAAATTAGCAAAAGCCAAACATGAATCAATATTATCTTTGATATAGTCTATAACCTGTTTTCGATCAGTTTGTAGCATGGTACTTTTCCTCAGGTAACTCAGAATTTTTACTATCAAAACGCCTGTCTATTATTACGAATGATTGCCAAGGGGCTTCTTTGAAAATAGTTCCAACCGTTTCTTTGGCCAATAACTCGGCATTATAAACGTCTTCATCCCAGCCGCTCGCAATGACAAGTACGCCATTGTATTCATAATTAAATTCATATTTGTAATATCGAGCGAAATTGACCTCGAGGTTTTCATACTCTTCTGGCAATTCATTTTTAATTCCCTTGTTTTCGTCTGTGACTATGATTTCTTTCATTGACATCTCCTTTCTCTATGTCCATAAATTAGTGGTTTAGTTGATATTTGCGTGATGGTCGCATGACGAATCAAATCTCCGCTCTTTTGGCTATCTCGATAGTCAGCTCTAGCAACGCGTCCAGTGCGGTTTCTGCAACGCCGCATATGTCGCCTATCGGATAGCCTGCGTCGTCGTCATAAGATGCTATCCAACCGTTCCTAAACGCACCTTGCCTCGTGGAGAGTGTCAACATGCCATGGTCGTAACCGTCGAGAATGTAGTTTGGCAGCTTCTCTAGTAAATAATCAGTTGTAAATCTCGGCGCTTCATCAAACCGGCGAGTAGAGTTCACAGTGCTGACAATTTCTGGCTCGTCACCCTCATTCCAGATAAACAACTTATCCTCTGGTTTCCAATGTGGCTTGAGCTCGTGCAACTGCTTGCAAAGATCGAACGTGTGCAGTGTGATCATTCTACTCCTCCGCTCCGTAGGCATCGTCTATCTTTTTAATCAGCTTTGGGTCACTTTCTTTCATGTCGTCATACTCTTGGTCATATTCACAGTAGTCCGTTATATTCCTAATCTTCTCGGCTGCGGCGGCCATGTGTATAAGATTCTGGGGATCAACGTCCCAGCTCAAGCCAGGCTTTATTTGATTAAGATGAACCGTTAGGTCAATAATTAGGTTGTGCATACCGAGGCTGGTCTGCGGCAGCTGTACTGTTTTATTTTCAGATTCCATTTTCAAACTCCTTATTTATACAAGACGCAACATTTAGTAATCTGACCCCCTGTTGCTTTATTCTCGCTTATTTGTAGTTGCTGGTTTCAACCGCATAACTGGTCAATAGCGTTTATGCGTCGTCAGATTTTATCGGTGCAACACCAGCCACGATCTCGTTTCCGTCCCAAGCATAATCTGGCGAGGATTTTATCAAGATTGGCTCGTCATATTTGCCGACGTGAATGACTACGCCGCCCATCATGCCGTCGCTCTGTTTGAACTGTCGTAGTGCCTCGATAAGCAATTTAGGATTGACCACAACCGACTTTACAGGAAACGCCTCTGAACTTTTTTGCTCGACGAACGGGCGCGTTTCTGGAAAACGTAGCTCGGTTTGCTCTTGGAATGGAATCTCGGCTTTAATCGGGAAACTCTCATCAATCGGCAACATTTCGCCGTACGGATTTGTGCGAACAATGATTTTACCGTCGTGAACATATGCTCGGTCAAAGTCGGTTTTCATGACTTTCTCAGCAGCAACGATAACGCTCTGCGGAATATTCATTGAGCAGGCTTTTGCGCCAGGCTCGGCGTCAACCTCGCGGCGGATCAGCTTATAGCCGTCTGTAGCGATGAGCGTGGCTTTGTATATACCTTTTTCCTGCTCAACAACCTCCAATCTGACATTCTCCAAAACCTTGTTCTGTGGAGTTGGCTTCTGCGCCATTTTATATACAGCAATCTGCTGCTTGGTTAGCGAAACGATACTGCTCACTTCTCCCACCAAAATCCTTTCTGCTCAGCCCCAGTCTCAGACGATTTGTCGTCCTTCAGACTGCCGGCTGTCTTATTATTTATCTTGACCGCGATGTCTACGCTCCGAACGCCATGCTCGAGTAGCCATTTTTTGGCTCGCTTAGCGTCGGCTTCGGTAGTGTAGGTTTTCGCGTGCGGTTTATTCTTCTCGTCGCTCCAGCGAACCGTGAATGCGCAATTCATCAGAGACATTACGTAGCCTCCTGTTTCTTACGCTTGCGGCGCTGCTTTTTGCGGAGTGCTTTTTTAGTCACGACGCCTTAATCTCCGAACCTCTCATACATGCAGTTTTCGTGCATGTCTGGATAGTCTTTTCGCTCAGCGTCAGATTTGATGAGTGCTAAATTGCACATACTACATCTGCCGTACGGTGCGGTTTTTTCAAATTCAGCCAGCTCAGTGTCTTGTTTAGGTCTGCGTTTGCTGATTCGGCCGCAGATCCGAGCTGCCTCCCGATTGAGCGCAAAGCCCGTTTTGCTGCCCCTTGATCTCGATCCGCCCTTTCTGCCGATTTCGCGATAGAAGTTTGGATTTTTCGCGAGAATTGTTGCGGCAGCTTTCCTGCCGCCCGCTTCCGTTCCTGCCATGGTTCTCCTTTCGTTAAAATGGTATTTCGCTCAAATCTATCGGCGTGTCGAGGTTAACGTCCTCTACTGGTTTAGCCGCTTGGTTGGTTGTAGTCTTTGCCGCTTTAGCGTCGTCTTCAGCATATCGCTCTGTGGCCGGTGCGGCGTTATTGCCGCTACCCTTGGCGTCGCTCAAAAGCTGGAACTGGTCGATGATGACTTCAGTGGCTTTACGTTTGATGTCATCTTTCTCCCAAATTCTGGTTTGCAATCTGCCAGTAATGCCAATTTGCTTGCCTTTCGGCGCATATTCTGCCAACAGCTCAGCCGCTTTATTCCAAGCCACGCAATCGATAAAGCTTGCATCGGCATCTTTGCCGTAGCCATCAACCGCTAGTGCGAATGAGGCTACGGACTTGCCGCTGTTCGTCGTTTTGACTTCAATATCTCGGACGACGCGACCGATTAGAGTTACTGTGTTGATTGCTGCCATGTTTAGAAACTCTTTTCCTCGCGAATCTCCACGCCTGGGATTTCACGTAACCCGTTGGCGATGGCTTCGCGGATTAGTTTGTCGCTTGGCTCGCAGAGATAGCGCGGTACTAATTCAGGATTAGTGACCGTGAATACCGTTTTTGTTTTAATGCCAGATTTGACGGCCGGCTTCTGCGATTTAGCGGCTTTGGCTGCTTCAGCCTCAGCAATCTCTTGCTCGCGTTTACGCTGTGCTGCTAGTTTCGCAGCTTCAGCTTCGTCACGTTCAGCGGTTGTCAGTTCGTCTTTACGTGTCAACAACTCGTTGATGGCTTTGGTGAATGCTAGCTTGATTTCAGCATGGTTCTGATCAGCTTCTGGTAGCTCGGCAAATATCTGCTTCAATTCAGCACCTCGCTCATCGCAGGCTTTCTGGCTGCGTAGTGATTTGGCGTTGGTGGCAAACTTGGCGCAGATAGCGTCAACACGTGCCGCTTCCTCTTTTGCCAGTCGCTCCTGCTCTTCTTGGTAAGCGAGGATTTTCTGGCTGATATTCTCTAGTGCTTCTTCGGCTGGTGCCAGAACGTCCTTTTCGGCGTCGATGAATTGTGACTTGACGCTGTCAAAGTTGCGAGTGATCGCCAGTCGTGCGTTTTTAACTTCAGTACGGTGTGAGGTGATCAGCTTGCGAATTGCAACTGCCTCTTTGGCGGTGGTGTCGTCAGTTACTTCTTTAGCTTTGGCTTGTTCCAAAAGCTCTTGCGATTTGATTTTGAACGGCGATATCGTAGCAACCTGCGAATCGACGTATTCTTGTAGTTGTGACATATTCCTCCTTTACTTCCTGTCTGCTTCAGATTTACCAAGGCGAGCGTCAGTCATTTCGACGCGTGAGCTTGGAATGGTTGGTTTGGCAGCCGCTTCAATCTGCTCTCGGCTTGCCAATGTCGGCGCCGGTGCAATCCACGCGTACTCAGCGTCGCCTCTTACTCCATCGACGATTTTCGTGAAATCTGGCTCAATGTAGCGGCCTAGCCGGCCAGTGCGGTCTTTGGCGACGTACTTGTCGCTGGCTGGGTCAACGATAATCAGGCGCTTAGTGTCGCCAGTTTCGGTATCATTGATCGTCGTCATGTAGCCGACGATATCCACCAGATTGACCAGCTCTTCGGATAGCCTTGTGGCGACCATCGGACGTTTAATGACGCGGCCGTCATCGTCTTTTTCCTGAACGTGAGCCACGATAACGATGTGCTTGCCGCTATCACGCATGGTTTTCAGAAAGTTTCGCATGGTCGATTTCAGCCAGCCCCAGCCAGCCATGGTCGGGTTGCCGTCACGCTGGACTAATTTGCTGTCGGCTCTATTTCGCATGTAGGCGATCAACTTCTCCATCAGCTCACCGATGGGATCGATGATCACCGTGTCGTAGTCTTCAGTGAGTGCGATCTGCATAAACTCCTGCATATCGTCCCATTTTTCAATCAGCGCCACGTCGGCCGCGATGCCGCGAAGTCCGAAGTATTTACTACCGTTTTCGCAGTCAGCGATAATCGGTCGTGGTGCGGTGGCTGCAAACGTTGTTTTACCAACGCCGCCCTCGCCATACACAACCATCAGAATTGATGGTTTTTCGGTCGGATCTAAACTATTAAAGACTTTCATATTCTCCTTTCTTTTACAGGCTCCAGTCGCCCAGCTCCCTCACCTCCTCGATGAGGAAATTCGGCTCGCTGTCGCCAAACTTTATGATTTCGTCAACACACGTACGCAGCTTGCGTTCGCCGGCTTCAACAAAGTCGATGCCAGCAATCATAAATTGCACGCGGTATGGTGCGACGGACTCAACCACACAGTAGGCAAACTTGACTAGCGCCGGGTCTAGCTCTAAGCTTGATGCCGTCACCAGCGTGTAAACTGCTGACTGCAAATCGTAGTGCATTGACTGCGCAGTTTTGAAAAACTTGTCGAACTTTGCAATAGTTTTCAGGTCGGTTATCATGGCAGATTCATTAGTGCGAATCAGTACATCAGCCTTACCTTTCATATCTACGCCGTCGGCGGTGCGAGCGTACATTTCGTGCTCAAAGGTTGCACCTTTGGCGAAAATGTATTGCTTCGCCAACGGGTGATTCTCGATATTTTTCAAAATCTGATCAGCGGCTTTGAACATATCCAGAGTGATAATGTGTTTGCCGGCGGCTTTTTGTTCGTTACGCCACGCCTTGGATTCTTTCGAATAGAAGTTTTCAAACGGGCTGATGGCGAATTGATCCTCGCCGCCGAGTACCAGCATGTGAACTAGCTGTCCTAAGTCGATAGCCTTGCTGTCTAGGTCTGGCAGGTCTCCACGTTTAGCGGCGACCGCATAATCGATGCCGTGGTCGAGAATCAGCTTCATTGACGAATATGACCACTCTGGTCGGCTATAGTAAGCGTCTGCCACTTACACCTCCCCCGCCAAAGCTCGGTCGAGAAATGTCGGATCGATTAGGTTTTCCAATTTTTCAAACAAACTATTTTCGTCCATAAAACTTGCCCTCAATCCACTTCATTCCTTTGTCAAAAATCCGCAGCCACTTCGCTGCTTTGACCGACTTGTCGAAGTCGTGGTCGTCCAACTCGCGCAGCCTGTCAATCACCCTGTCAAGTGGCTCGCGCTTATGTACTGGCACCAGCTGAACTGGTGACGGCATCACGTTTACGTGTATCTTCATCGCCAAATCTCCTTTCGCGATTTTAATTCTTGGATAGTTTCGTCGAACACGCCGTTGGCGAACAATACAACCGCCAGCACCGCGATTGCCGCGAACTGCACCCACCAGAGGCGCAAGTCTGTTGGCTCGCTCATTGCGATTATTGCGGCTGGTAGTCCAACTACCCAGCTAATGATTTTTTTGATCTGTTTGTTTTTCGCTGCCATTTTTCAGCTCCTTTCGTTTGCGTACAAGAGTGCTCGCAGTCACTCTCGTACTGTTAGATATCTCGTCCCTGTCGTGTTTTAAGCGGTTTGTAGTCCGCCGTCTCTAATCTTTGACCAGCTGTTACTCAAATCTCTAAAAACCCGCTCTGACGTTTCAATGAAGCTACAAACGCTGAACGTACAGGATTTCTAGCCTCATTTTTACGTCAAATAAAAAAGAATCGACGCGAAGTCGATTCATGGTTGATAGATTTGACTAACAGAGGTAGTCGCTGTTTATATCATGTAAGATTATTTCGTGATTTATATATATCACTAATAGAACAAAATGTCAATGGATTTTGTCAATAATGCAATAAGATTATGAAATTTTGTCAAGAATAA